AAAGTTTGGGACAACAGGCACCGCTTTTGTTGGAGCGGCAAGAAGGATCAGCGAAAATACAAGCCAATACCAAAGCATCACTTGATTGTTAGTTCCTGAATGACTTGACCAATAGCAGTAGTGCCAGCGCCACCTGCAGTAATTGTCAAAGCGCCATCAGTTGCAAGCGTGCCAGCCAGAGTGCCAGCAACACCGCCAGAAGTAGTCGTTGTATTACCAAAAACAGGCAGTGCAGGTACTACTCCCGATGTGACTGTTGTTGAGAGGACTGACGGGACATCGTCTCCTTCTGTATAGCTTTCGCTGTAACTAAAAGCATCACCAGCAGTGGTAACGCTAAAAGCGCCAGGAGTGTACCCGAGAGCAGTCCCGGAATGGAAACTGCCAAACTCAGGAGCAGTGTCCAGAGTGACGTTATTGCCAGATACCGCCAGTGAAGACGGGATTCTTGTGGCGACAGATCCTGCTCCATCAACTGATAACGAAACAGACGATTGAATGCGATGAGTAATGTCGGCTTGCACTGGTGCGGCAAGCAATGTGATCCCTAATACCAAAGTTAAGCGTTTCATTTTGGTTTTGCGGTAGAGGGTTGTTCCTTAATTGTAGGCTCTTCTTTTTTCTTTCTATTGTTGCCAACAGCCAATCCAAAGGAGGCAGCTGTGCCGCTCAGGATGCTGGCTGGGTAGGTGGGATCTAGGCTCTGCTTAAACACCCCCAAGTAATTAGCTGTCAAGATTGCCATTGCCCAGCCAAGCAATACAACCTTGATTACGTCGCCTAAGCGGGAATGGGATTCATCCTGTTCCTGCTTTTCGATTGACTCTGCCATGATGGAGAAATGCTAGAGGTCGAATGGTGGTTGAAATCTGGGCTGCTGTAGCTGGAGCAAGCGTTGGCGTTGCTTCTGCTGGTCTAACGGGTATCAACCGCTCAAGCCAGCAAGGGCGTGATTCCTTGGTGCGTTTGACGACTGCTGTCGACAATTTAGCGGGAAGGATGGACATCCTCCATGCAGACATCAGGACTAGGGATCAAGAAATTTTTGCTCGACTGTCGAATCTTGAGCAATCAGTGGCTCGACTTGAGGGTCATAGCAATCGGAACTAATGTATCCGTGTAGTCAAGAGAAATCCAATGCTTTTGATTCTTAAGCCATTTGTAATGGCAATGTGGCGCTCCAAAGCTTTCAAGGAGCTGATCATTGCGATGTTGGAGCGTGTAGTACAGCGCACCGATAACGACTTAGATGATTTAGCGGTCAAGCATTTAAAGACTTTGCTGTTTCCTGAAACTCGCGTTGACCATTGAAACGTCTGATGGCACTTGGGCTACTACCTTTCTTTCAGTTCTTCAGAGGAACGCCGCATCAACTGGCTGCAATTAAGGAGCTTGAGGAGCGAATGCCTCAAGACCTTCTACAGGAAGAAGACAACGCATGGTTTGATGCGTGGAAAGCAAGCGGCATTGACCAAGAGGTCTTTATGCCTTATTTCAGTCAGTTCGACAATGAAAGTGGAACGGGATACCGGGAATGCTTTAGTTCAGCGGCTGCAATGGTGGCAGCGTTTTACAGGAAAGTTAAAACAGACGATGAATATAACGCTATTCGCGTCAAATACGGCGACACCACATCTGTTGACGCTCAGATACAAACTCTGAGAAGTCTTGGTTTAAATGCTGAGTTTCGCAAAGATGGTGATTCTGATTTAATCGAATTAGAGATTGAAAGAGGTCGCCCAGTATTGGTTGGTTGGTTACACCATGGTGATGTTTTACGAGGCGAAGCGCCTCATGGTGGCCATTGGAGCGTAATTAACGGCTACGCAGGGAAGTATTCAAATGATCCTGAGTGGATTATGCAAGATCCACGCGGTTTGCCTGACATGGTTAAAGGCGGCCATAAAAATGCCAGCAAAGGTCGCAATGCAAGAGTGCGACAGGCTGAGTTTTATCCAAGATGGTCAGTTGACGGACCTAAAACTGGTTGGGTGATTTTGGTTGATGACCTGTAAGGTGGGTTTTTGGCGACAAGACGTGGCAGTGCTTTGCGATTGGGAAATTAAAGCCCGGTGTGACAAAAATAATATGGTTGTGCCATTCAATCCAGAGTTATTAAATCCAGCAAGTTTGGACGTATTGCTAGGCAATCACCTGATGATTGAAAGCATTTTTAGCCCTGACTTGATTCGTGTTGACATCTCAC